GAAGATACTGCTGTATTGTAGCTATAAGTTCCTGAAGCAAAACTTTGAGAAGTTAAGGCTTGATAACCTATGGCAGTAGTTCTGGCTCCCGCTATATCTGCCCCTAGTGCAGATTTCCCTAATGCTACATTAGAAGAGCCTGTTGTAAGTGCGTCACCTGCTAAAGCACCCACAGCTACGTTATCTGCACCTGTAGTGTTTGCAAATAAAGACTGAAAACCAACTGCTGTGTTGTTAGCTGCTGTTGTATTAGCTTGTAAGGTTTGTTGCCCTATTGCTACATTTGATGCACCTGTGGTGTTAGCTAATAAAGAGTTTACACCCAGACCTACATTAGAATCACCTGTGGTGTTTGCTGTTAAAGACTGATAACCTACTGCTGTGTTATTAGTTGCTGTGGTGTTTGCTTTTAAGGCACTCCAACCTACTGCTACGTTGTTATCACCGCTAGTTAAAGCTGCAAAAATATCTACACCTACACCTATATTTTTATTAGCAGCATCAATAGTACCTGTAGCCGTATCCCCAATCATTATGGAGTCTGTACCAAAAGTCTTACTGGTTATGCCATTAACAGTTGCACCTCCAGAAGTAGTACCTATGTTTAAACCAGCAAAAGCGTCTGTTACCGCTGCGCCACTACCAGCACCATCTAAATAAACTGCTTTTGCATCACCTGGAGCGATTGTTACGTTAGCCCCAGAGCCTTGTGAAATAATAATGTTTTGAGAACCACTTGTTCCGTTCTCTATAAATTGCATCCTATTGATTGTGTTAGGTCCAATCGTAATCGTACAAGCTGAATCTAATGTGCCTGTATATTTAACATACATCGCCCTTACTGGGTCTGTAGCTCCATCTGCTACTGTAGAAGTATGCGTATCTGCGTTGGTTGTTATGCCTTCTGTGCCAAAGCCTAAAGCTTCGCCAATCAACTCTAAGTTGGTATTTGTCGTATCGCCCCAAGTTCCTGACGCATCACCTGTCGCCATTTCATTGAGTCTAAGGTCGTTTACATATGAGCTTGCCATTTATTTTCCTCTTATAAAAATTATATATTATTATGCTACATCACTCCAATTAGGAGATTGTGAATCATTTACACTACCCCAAGAAGATGTTTGTGTTTTAGAAACTTCTTGATAATTTATTGTTTGAGAATCATTTACTAATCCCCAAACAGGTAATCTGCTTACATTTCCTTCTGATTCTACCCCTGTTAAAGACACAATTCCTTGTGCATTTATTACTACTGTTCCTACCGCTCCTGTAGACTCCAATCCTGTAACAGAAATAAAGTTTTCACTAACTATACTTATACTTCCTAAAGCACTTGTAGATGAAACTCCTGTGCAAGCTACATTTGCATCACAAGTTACAGTTTCATCACCTAAAGATATTGTAGAAGCAGCACCCGAAACACCTGTTATTGCAGCTCCTGCGGTAATTACATTACCTAAAGCTGTTGTTCCTACTACACCTGTTTCTGTAACATTGGCATCTGCTTTAGGAGTTAATGAACCTAACCCACCTGTTCCTGCCAAACCTGTTAGTGAAACTTCACCTTGACCAGATGCAGATACACCTCCTAATGAAGTAGTTGCTGCAATACCTGTTTCGGTTATAGTTGCTCCTGCGGAAACACTAACTGAACCTAAAGAAGTTGTTGCTGATAAACCTGTTTCTGTAACATTAGCTGCTGCCGATATTGCAACAGAGCCAAGTACACCTGTACAAGTAACACCTGTTTCAGTTACATTTGCATCACAAACTACTGTTTCTGTACCTAACGCAGAAGTTCCTGCAACACCTGTAAGGCTTACAGATACATTAACTACAGCAGGCTGACCCCAAGGACCAGCACCCCAAGTACTTCTACCCCAACCTGCCATTTAAAGTTATGCTATTCTTATTACTGCGTTACTTGCGTCTGCTGCTGGAAACTGAATAGTAAAACTTCCCGCAGTTGATGTTTTATCTCCACCAAAATCAAATACAGCTACAGCAGGATCACCTGAAGCGGTGTCATTAAAGATCATACACCCTCTAGCAGTTATAGTTGCTGTACCAAAAGTTAAATCAGCAAAATCAGTAAATGCTGTTGTACCTGAAGTTGAAGGATCAACTCTAGTTAAACTAGCTCCTTTAGCTGTGTAATTAGTACCACTTGCTTCATTAGTGGTTGTATAAGCAGTTGTTGCTGCTGACATAGTAGCACTTGATGTATATAGAGCTAATTTAAAATCATTACCTCCAGAATTTAAAAAATTATGCTTTGCTTCCAATAATTCTTTTTTGAAAGATGTGCACATTGCTTGTGTAATTGCCATTAAAGTCTCCTTATTATATTTGCTAGGTCTTTATGACCTTGTTTTTCTAATTCATTGCATATAGTACAAGTATGATTTTTTATACCTTCTTGTATGTAATATGCAATAACCCATTTAGTTCTATCTCTAAAAGCGTGAGCTTGAGATTTAATTTCCATAGGTGCAGTATCACTTATAGATATTAATTTATTTGTTGCCATTTCTGCAACTTCCTCAATAGTATGTCCTCTGTTATCGGTTGTTTGTACACTTAGGTCGCCTATTGATATTTCAAATTTGTCTGTTTGCATTAATATTCCTTTGGTTCTACTGGTTCAGATAAGTTTAAATCTTTTCTACCTATTATTCCAATAGGCTTTTGTTTTTCTTCTATTTGTATATCTGATAACTTACAAACACTCATAGTTGAACCATTTTGATATGCAACTTTAGGATCATTTAATCTATGATAACCATAAAGTTTTTCTTCAAATCCAACATCTGTATCTAGTAAAGTTGATCTAGGTGCTATTTCTATTTGCACACCAGCATCTATACATTTAGATAACCAAAATTCTACACATCCTCTACCTGCTTCTGCAAAATGCATATTGCTTCTATAGGTATAATCAACACCAAAAATACTTATTTTGTTTACTTTATTCCACAAAGCATAAGCTATTACATATGGAATAGTATTATTAAAGTAAGCACATCCTAGATCATGGATAACTGACTCTATAGGATATTCTATGGCACTAGGAACTCTTTCGTCTAACTCACAGGTATAAATAGGAAATTTACACAAAGGCAGTTGTTTTCTCATCATAGCTGTCATATTTCCAGCATCTTCAGTATCTAGAAATCTACTCATTGGGTCTAATATAAAAGCTCTGTCTATATTAGGTAAAATTCCTATCATAGCATTGATTGCCCAAACTTCGTCAAATTCAACGCTGTGTGCCTGTGAGAGATGAAAATCTATCTGACTTTGACCCATAGCTACAATTGCAATATTTTTGCCTTCTAGCTCGTTTATAGGATCATTAGACATCTATTTTTCTTTGACCATCCCTATAAGCATCTTTACGATTATATCCATCAGATAATAAAGTAAGTCTTTGTAATGCTTCTTGAAATCTTTTTTCATAATTAGCCATAATATCTGGCTCGCCCTTCATAAAAGTATACGCTTCTATTAAGCTAGCATAAAGCAATAATTCAGGAGCATTTGTTCCTAACCAACTTGTACCATCTGCTGAAGCAGATATAGATGTAGGAATATAGTAATAATGTAACTCAACATTTAAATCAGCATTAGGACTAGGACCAACTATAAAAGAATTATCATCAAACTGAGCATAATGTTTTGGAACTCCTGTTGAAGCTGCTGAAGGATAAGCTTCTCTTATAAAACTTACATCCGTACTAATTAAATAACTATAATTATTACTACTATCTAATACTGCTAAAGAAAAAGGATATAAATAATCATCAGGTGCAGTTAAATATTGATTACCATTTGTAAAAGAACCTGTTACATTTTTTCTAAAATTAGGTAGCTCAACTGATTTTACTATCCTATCTTCGGCTTGTTGAATAATAATTGCTAAATCAGCTACAAAAGTTGATTCTGTGTTTTCTGTGTAATCTTGTATAGCCGATTTTAATGTTGTATATGTCCAGCTCATAATATTTTTATTATTAAATTTAAATATGTCATGTGTTAATTAGACCTCCCATACCTGAATGGTTAGTACAATAGTAATAGAGTGTAGGTGCACCAGATGCTATTTCTATTTGTGTATAAGCACCTGAAGAACCTGGAGTTCCATTTGTAGTTACTCCAGTTGTATATTCTGATCCTCCTGCATGCGTTCCATTTGCTGTAGTAGAAAATCTTAATGGGTGAGTGCCATTAGTACTATCGGATTGATCAAATCTATATATTTCACCTTCAGTTAAACTTAAAGTAGGACTAACAGAACCATTTAAATAAAATTTATTTCCTGTTCCATACGAGTTAGTTCCCGTAGCTACAGGTACTGTATAACTCGTAAATGAAGAAGCTCCTGCCACAGTTAATGATCCCAAACTTTTTGTTCCAACAACACCCGTAATGCTAGTAGTAATAGAATCAGGTGAATTATCAGCGTTAGATGTAGTAATTATTCCTATTGAACCTATTAAAGCTTGGCTGCTTAAAGTATTTGATCCAAAGTATGAGGTAGAAGCTTCTCTACCAGTATCTACTCTTGCATCAAAAAGAGCTTGATTATCACTAGTATTTACCTCACCTAGTTTAAGTTGTGGTTGATCTATATCAAAACATTCACTACATACACGCAATCCATTTCTTCTACCATCATAAATTTCATACCTTAAAGTATTTAATTTATAAGTAAAACCACAACGATCACATAGACCTAGGGCTTTTGTCGCTCTTGCGTATGCCATTAGTAACCACTAATAGATAAATCAGGTACAAATCTTACTGATGCTTTTTCTCTGTCTGCTTCACTTACATCTCTCCATAGTTCGTCATACCTTTGTTTTATCATAGGTACTCTGTTAAGAGATTCAGGTGATTTACAGGCTAAGTTATAAGCTAATGCATAAGTAAGACAAGGTAGATATCGTGCAGGTACTTCAGCATTATTACTTGCTATATTGCCAACATCTTCTATTCTTTTTACATAATCATAAATTAACGAATAAGTTTGATTGTCGTCAGGTGTAGACCAAACAACAATTTTTACTGAATCATTATCTTTATCTACATAAAACTGTGTAGGTTTAGATTGTGTTAATTTGTTTGATTGATGATTATATTCTGTTCTTGATATGCGATTTAATCTTTGATCAAATTGTTTATCTACATCTCCAGCATCAGTTCTAACAAAAACATCTACAACATCTAAAGCACTAGAATCAATAGTATAACTACTTGTTCCAGCTATTAGAGTTGCACTTCCTTGTTCTACAGTCCAAAGGTTTAAACCTTTATTTTGCCATTCTAAAAATACTAAGTTTAAAGCTCTTTTAGCTCCACGATAACTATAGCCAGAACGCAACTCTAAACCACAAAGATCATAAGCTTCTTCCATAATGTCGCTTATGTCTAAGTTAAATGTAGTAGTTCCACTTGTAGTCATTATTTATCCTTTTTAATTCTAGTGATAGTAATACCAGATTTTGTCTTGCTAACTTTTTTCTTTGAAGCAGGAGCTTTTTGTATCTGATTTCTCATGTTTGCTCTTGATATTGTCATAATATTAACACTTCCATCTTCTACGAGCCTGTCTTATTCTTGAGTTAGGATCGTTTTTTGTTTTAGCTGAACTTCTTTTAAGCTGCCCTGCTGATCTTGCACAATAAGATTTTCTTCGTTTTGCAGCTTTACTACCTTTCTTTACTTTACCAGTAACTGCTGTTTTTAACTTAGACCCTGGATTTGCTTTACGATATGCAGCAACACCTTTTTTAGTCATACCAGCACCACTTTTAGTAGATCGGTAGTTAGCTCCTTTACCCTTAGTTGTTTTGGGTATAGGATTTTCTCTTTTTCTCATAAGTCAAAACTTTTTTTGTTAAGACCTTTTATCTTGGCGACCACCCATAGCACGACCTTTAGTGCTTGTTTTACCACCGCCAAACATTCTACTAACGTAGTCTCTATATTGTTCAACTTTGGCTTCTTTACCAACTTCAGTTTTCATACCGCCTGCTGCTTTATATTTTGTATTTTTTCCGCCACCAGCCATGTATTTAGTTTTTTTTGTTCCTTTCATAATTTTTCCAATTAGATAAATATAATACTCTGTTTTACCAGAGTATTATAAATATTGATGATACTACTTTTTCTTAGTAGTTGTTTTTTTTACTGTTGTTTTTTTTGTAGCTTTTTTCTTTGGTGCTTTACCACCAACATAAGCTTCATTAACATCAGGTGTAGAAGGATCGTCAGCAACAAGTTGCCCTTTATCATTCCTTGATCTTTCCCCGTTCATTTCAGCACATTTACGTTCTGCATCTTCTAGATCAGGATCAGGACCAAATACAGGTCTGTAGATACCATCTTCATCAAGATGTAAAACTTTATATTGTGCTGGAAATTCTCCAGTTTCAGATATTACATAATTTTTACTTTTAGCCATAATAAATTCCTATTAATCAGAGTACACTTTTACCATCTCTAAAACGATAGAATAAGTGTCTCCTGAACTGTGACCTTTTGTGGTAAATAAAATGTCTCCATTTTTACCGCTACCTGCATTATTAGGAAGTCCACCAAAGTCTTGAAAGTCCATATGTCCATTACTACTTTCTGCTAATTCCATTAAAAGAACATTAGAT